GCCACTGCTTGAAGTGCTTCAGAACGATGGGCTTACGGATGGACCGCCGCTGAGCCTTGTAGTCTGGATCAATGGACGTTCTGAAGTTTCCTTCGCTATCGGTGAGGCATAGCTTGACGTCATCGGCCTCAAGCTTCTCCATCATGGTATGGACTTCGTCATCGAAGCGGGCGACCACCTCGTCGAAGTCCACATGCCATGTCCAATACCCACCCCAGTCGATGGCTTTCTCGCAGCCAAACGCTGCGTTGTACGCCAGAACGTCCGCGTCGATTAGGAGCGTTCGACTCACTCGTTCTCCTTGTCGATAGTCCCGGCCAATTCCACTAGGCCGGTTGGCACGAACACAATCTTTGAGTCCTCCTGCACCAGAAGGCTGTATGGGCCAGCGTGCTCAATGACCGTGCCGAGGTACGGACCGCGACCGTTGCACGTCCAGCTCTTGACGGAGGCTCCGATAGGGAAGCGGTCGGAAGGGGTCAGCGTCTGTGTTGCTTGATTCTGGTCCATGGACGAAGCAAGTGCAGGAACCAGAAGGTGTTCCACTCAATGCTGGTCATCGACGAAACCTAGAAGGAAGACGGGTAAAATAGGCGATGAAGTCGATCAGGAACTTTATGATCTCAATCGCCGCGTACATCGAAATACCTCTTCAGCTCGTCCCGGCCTCCGATTCGGAAACCGTCAACAAAAACTTGGGGAGTTGTCGGACTCGGGAGTAGAGCCTTCAAGAAGTCCTTGATGGCTGCATCCTTCGTGATGTCGAACTCACGCGCAACAATTCCCCGGCTTCGCAGGATTTCCTTCGCTTCGGCACAAGGTTTACAGCCGGGCTGTGTGATTATGGTCCAGTTACTCATCTTTCATACTCAGGATCAAAAGGGTGAGGCACATGAGCATGAAGAAGGCGGCTGCTATTAATCCTTGTCCCATCCCGTCCTCTCCGTCAGGGCACGCCAACTATCAGGGAACAGAGGGGCGATGATCTGCCCAACCTGCTCAGCCAAGTCTCTAACCTCACGCTGCGCATGGGGGTCTGTCCGAAGGTTGTAGAAGCGAGCGTAGGCGGCGAGATTCCCGGTCCATATCCAATTGACCATAACGCCCTGTGGGAGGACGAACCGGGCCTGCTCGGGGCACACTCCAGCGTTGAGCATGGCTTCGTAAGCCGAGAGGGCGAACCTCGTGCTAGCCTCGTAGATGTGACTCACAAGGTCCGGGTCATCTACCGGGAAGGGACTGGAGCCCTGCTTGACTCCATGCTCAGGAGCCTTGCGCCAGTAGTCCGGCCAGAACACCTCCGGGGTATAGTGAATATACCGACGACTCTCCTCGTTCTCGGTGAAGCCGACTTTATGCTTGAAGCATTGTGTCCGAATGGGAACTGGAGCCTTGACGCGAAGAGTGATTGCCGTGTGAGCGAAAGGGGTCCAGTGGCCATGTTCGGCCAGATAGTTAATGAGCTTGGCGTCCCGGTCGTCGTACTCGTCTTTGTACTTCGCAAACGACACGCGAGCTGCGTTCACCACGCTGAGGTCGTCCCCCATGTGGTCTATGTATTCCACCTTCATCTCTTCTCCGTGAAAAGAAAAGACGCACCACGGGGAGTTACCCGCCAGATGCGTCCGAAGCGCCCACTAGGTTGGTACGTGGTGATGAAGCCCAGAGAGGCGGCGATAGCCACCCAGTCAGCTTCAGCCTTCGCAAAGTCAGACTTGGTAGTGAAAGGACTAGACCACGCCCGCTCAAGAACTCTAATGAGTCTCTGCCCAAGAGGGTCCGATTTGATACTGTCCATTAAGGGGACACTTAAAGCCTAGTACTTCGCCAGCCCGCACGATTGCTTGAACTGCCAGCTCACCAACTTGCTGAGCAATCTCGGGCTTGCACTCGATCTGCCATTCGTCGTGGACGTTAGCTACAAACTCGTAGTCATCGCCGGGAACGAAGCCACGGTCCTGCAATGACTTGTCGAGGATGACCAGTCCCTGCTTCATCATGACGGCTCCGGCGCTCTGAAGCAGTGTGTTGAAGGCGGAGTGTTCCGAACGGCAATAAAGGACGCGACCGTCTAGCCCGCGCAGCTTACCCACCTTGCGGACCTTCTGTTTGACCTTATCGACGATCTTGCCGAGAGCCGGAAGAGCGGCCAAGAACCTCTTGCGGGACTCCTTGCCTGCCTTCTTCGCCCGAGAACCGGCAGGGAAACCTAGAATGGTTCCCAGCTTCTCGTCACCAGCCCCGTAAATGAAGGCGTAGAACCACACCTTGGCGGTGTCACGCGAACAGCCCAACGCCTTCGCATTGAGCGTGTGCATGTCGGTCCCCTCTTCCTTCTTACCTTCGAGCACCGTGGAGACGTATGCGCCTCCATCGTACCGGGCCATGTACCCAGCGAGGCACCGAAGCTCCAGTGCGTCCGCGTCGCATCCAACAAGAACCTTACCCGGAGAAGCCCGAAACAGGGACCGGCATTCATGGCCATAGGGAGCGCCTGAACTGGGCACCTGAGCCACGTTCGGTCCAGAGTGAGTCATCCGTCCAGTGACCGCGCCATTAGTGACAACTCGGCCATGAATGCGACCGTCGCTGGAAACACGCTTCAGCCATGCTTCCTTGCCTGTCGCCAACTGCCCGATGCGCTTCTCAACCATAAGGTACTCGGAGAGAACCTTGGCCTCCTCATACGGCAGCGCGGACAGAACCTCCTCATCCACCTTGGGCCTACCGTCAGGCGTGAACTGCTCGGGCTTCCAGCCACGTTGGGCCTTTAGCCGCTGCGCAATGTGGTCTCGTGAGGCCGGGTTGAAGGTGACGGTCTTCACCTTAACCACGGGCTGGCCCTTCACGTAACCAAGCTTCTTGTTGTTGACCTTCGGAACGAAGGTGGTCCTCACCTCCCACGGTGGGAATACCCGTTGCAGCTCCGCTAGAAGCTCCTGCCTCCGGGATACGAGAGTAGCATAAAGCTCAGATGCCCTCTTCTGGTCGAAGTAGAAGCCATGACGTACCTGACGCTCGATGATTTCAGCTACGTCATGCTCCAGTTGGATAGACTTCTCATCCCATTGTTGAGCCTCGATCTTCTTCCACAGGCTCAGGGTAACTTCGACGTCTTGCTCGCAGTAGTCCTGCATTTCTCGGGACCACTGCCCCCACGGCCCCTTGAAGTCTCCTTTGTAATTTCCCAATCGGTAGCCAAACGCTTCCAGCTTGAACGATGCTAGATGCTGTTTTGGAAGCCGCCCAGAATTTACGAGGCGCATGTCCCGGTCTTTGAGGTAATCCTTCGGCCAGATGAGCCGGGCCATAACAATGGTATCTCGGACTACCCCACGCGGGCTCCATGTCGGATAGACCTTCTTGAGGGCAGGGATGTCGAAGGCGATGATGTTATGCCCCGCGATGAGGTCGGCTTGCTCCAGCAACGCAAGGCCGACTTCGATATCGGTATAGTCACTATCCCTTGCGCAGGACCACGCTTCTCCGGTGTCAATGTCCTTAATGCATAGGGAGTGAACTTTGGTGAGGTCCGGGAGGAGGCCGTCTGTCTCAATGTCGAAAACTAAACGTCGGCCCATGATCTCCTTTAGAAAGGCTCGTCCTCGTCGTCCTCTTCGATCCACATATCGTCGTCCTCATCGAAACCGAGGGAGTTGAGGTCGATTTCCCGCATTCGTCCGGTCTTCTCGTCAAAGAGAATATGACACGCTATGCCTGTGTCCCCGGTGAAGCGGCACTTGAGAACGCGAAGAGTTGTGATGTTCTTGGTCTTCTCATCCTGCTGATTTCTCTCGGCCCCTATGACGGTATCCGAGAGTTGAGCGATGGAATGAGAGCCCCGGAGCTGAGACAGGGATGTCTCAAGGCCCTGCTCATGGCCCTTGTCTCCCTGTGGTCGGCGCAAGTGAGATACAATGATCAGCCCTACACCCGTCTGCTCAACGAATGTGCGTAGCCGGGTCATGAGCATGTCAATGGTCTTGCGCTCATCTCCGTCATCAATCCCAGACACAACGATGGAAATGTGGTCTAGGATGATCCATCCGCATTCGCAGGCTTGAGCGAGGTATTGTAGACGGGACATAAGGTTGTCCACATCAGTCGAACCGAAGTGGTCATATAGAAAGAGCTTCCCCGCGAACAGGTCAAAGGCTTCCTTGCGCCGCTGTTGCTCCTCGGGAGGTAGCTCGGACCACTTTCGGAGGTCTAGGTGGATACGCTCGTTCAGGGCGAGACCCATCAGCCCGAGCATTGTACGCCGGGTGTTCTCTTCCAGCATGAGCATGCCCACTTTCTCCCCCTTGTTCATGAGGTCGAAGGCGATCTCACGAACGAGGGCCGACTTGCCGATGCCGGAGCCTGCGGTGAACGTTACCATCTCACCACGGCGTATCCCCATGGTCTTCTTGTTGAGGCCGGGCCACGGTGTGTCAATGCACTGAGTGACAGTGGAGTCATCGGTGATGGCATCCCACAAGTCCTCAGCCGACACGATACCGTCAGGCCGGTATTCCTTGGCATCCCAGATTGCGGAGATGACCTTCTCCCCAGCGCCAGCCATGTGCGCCTCGCTGGCGTCCTTGTACTCCGCCATGCGAGCGACCTTGCATCGTCCGGGAGGGAAGAGGGGAGCGCACTCAGCTACAGCTTTGTGCCCCTCCGAGTCATTGTCGAAGAACAGGACGATCTCCTCGAATCCGAGGAGCCAATCGAGATGCTTCTGAAGAGCTTTCTTGGCACCTTGCGCTCCATTGGGGATGGAGACAACGGGCCATTTGTTGTCCTGAAGGTGGGAGACAGTGAGGGCATCTATCTCGCCCTCGGTAATGACGATCTTCCGTCCCTTGTCCCGCCAAAGATGCTGACCATATAGGCCAGCCTCCTTCATTTTTCCTAGGATGGTGAATGACTTGTCTGGAAACCGGAGTTTCTGAGCAACGATCTTCGTCCCGTCAGGCGTGAAGTAGTTGGCGATTTGAACCTTACTTCCACGATAATCGCCGGTCTCGTACCGGAATTTTCGACAAGTCTCCTCACTGATCCTCCGTTTGGCGAGCGGCTGCACTACGCCGTGGATAAGGTCAGACACTCTACTTGCCCTTAACGTAGGAACCTCCTCTCCGTCAGGGTGACCATACGCACCGCAGGAAAAGCAGTACGTATGGCCATCAGAGTAGAGCGAGTTGGCATCGCTCGATCCGCACTTTGGGCACGGAAGATGTTCGATGAACTCGCTCCCGTCACTCATACTGGCTCTACCGGAATGAGTGTGGTGCGGGCGCGGAACTCCCCGGCCACCTGAAGGATCATGACAGTGTCGTGCGTGGACTTTGCTGTGATATACGCCAGTTGACCTTCAGCATCGTCGTAGGTGTCGAACCCCTCATGGGGTCCGATCACCTCGATACCAGCCTTGTCGTTGGTGATAGTCAGGCGGCCAAGAATGAATCGGCCTAACCGAGCCTTCTTGGTGAGGAGCTTCATGCTAGCTCTTGATGATGTTCTTCAGGACGATGCCGAGAGCTAGACGGACTGTCATTGGACTTCCGCAGCGCATAGCGGGTGTAGCGACGGCCCGTCACAGGATGGGCGCGACGGATGCGTTGGATACCGATGCCAGCTTCTTCGAGGTCGCAGATGCGACGAGTGAGGGTTGCCGAGGTGATGCCGTAGTCGGCCATTGCCTCACGCGCCGAGATGGAACCAGCCCGCTCCATATGGGCGTAGATGGTGCGGGCGAGCGGAGAGAGGTTGATAACGCGGAACAGGCTCATCAGAAGCGCTCCACCTTGTGGTAGGTCTCAACCGTGACGCAGGCCACGGGAGTAAGACGTGCGACGAACCGACAATTTGCGAGGGCTTCGCTGTTCTCCGAGGCGGCTTTCAACGCCGCATCGTAGCTCTCATGAATCGTGGGATTTGCAACGAAGTCCGATTCATCCTCTAGGTGGCAGACAACGTATCCAAATTGCCCATCGGACACGACCTTCAGGGACTGGGGCTCACACCACCACTTAAACCCGCCCTCGAATCGGACCTTAATCGGGATCTCATCATCGAGGGCTTTCATCATTTCTTCGACGGTACGGCCCTTGAGGTCTGGCGGGGCGTCCACGGACACAATTTTCCCCAGACGGCCTACGAGTATTTCGTACCCATCCGGCGGGTAGACGCAGAGGACGCGGACTCCTGGCTTAAACACGGAATGGAAAAGAGTCAGGTTGTCTTCTGGAACGGTATAGAAACTACGAGAGGAGGTGTTGGAGTTACCGCTGTGGCCGTCATTGAACCCAGGGAAAAAGACGCAAGGATTATTGGACGTGTCCGTGACGACGCCGTAGCGCCGGTTAAGCGAACCGCCTCGGACATTGCCAGTGACGACAACAATGTCGCCAGCCGAGAACTTGGGCATGGTGTTTCTCCACGTGTCGGATGCTAAAGAGCTGAAACGAGAAAGCCCCCGGAGGTTGTCCGGGGGCTTGATTGAAGTAGGTCCAAGTGTATCGGACTAGAAGGGGGCGTTTTATTTGATCCGAACGTACTGCCCGACTTTGAGATTGTTTGCGTTCGGATTTAGAGCGACAACTTCTTTAGGGTCTAGGCCGAGCTCTCGGGCAATGCCGTAGATGGTGTCGCCCTTAACGGCCTGAACATAGACCGGCCTAACTGCCTGAGCCGGAGGCTGAGACGCGGACGGAGTTGAAGGTGTAGTCACTAGACTTTTCGAGGCTTCAGCCCACCACGCCCTAGCATCGAAGCTAGGACACGCCTTTTTGACTCCGGGGAAGTCCCGGTGCCCCAACACCTCAGCGCCGGGATACCGTTTCAGAAGGTCCGCCACGAGACGCTTCATAGCTTCCTTCTGGGCTGGCGTGCGGGTGTCCTTCGCCTTGTTCACGTCATTGGCGTCCACCCCTCCGATGTAGCAGATACCAATGCTATCCGAGTTGTGGTTGGCAACATGGGCTCCCACCTCGCTCTCGTCGCGGCCTTTCTCAATGGTGCCGTCCAAGAGGATGACGTAGTGGTAGCCAATCTTGGCCCACCCCTGCTGCCTATGCCACCTATCAATGTCCTTCGCTGTAAAGTGTTTGCCTTCCGGCGTCGCAGAGCAATGAAGGACGATTTTGTTAATCTTTCTCACGTTTTTCCTTCAGCCACTCCCTCGGGATACTGCGGTCAGCGTACTTGAAGCCGTTCTTCTCACACCACATTGCATAGGTGGTCTTAGACTGCTTGCTGATGCGGGTCCGGGAATTGGAGAAGATGAAACGAATGTCGAGGTCCGGGTGCTGCTCCTTAATTAGAAGATGTTTTTTTCGGTCAGCAGTGATGAACCGGCCCTTGGTTTCAATTATGATCCCGTTGGGGAGAACAAAGTCCGGTAGATATCGGTGCTTCGACACCGGCTTCGTGTAATATATGACAGTATCCCGGTCTTCATACTTGACTGGGATTCCGAGTGCATGAAGCTCCGCAGCGATCTTCTCTTCAAGACCGCTGCGGTAACCCTCAACGATGCCCCGGTCAGAAGTCGTCGTCTTCTTCCTCACCGGCATCGTTGGTGTTGTTGTCCTCCTCGTTCTCGTCGTCCTCGGGGAAGTCGTCCTCGGGGAAGTCGTTAGGGCTGTATGAGAATCCTTCCTCCTCGTCCCCGAAGCCGTAAGAGGCTGCGGTCCGTTCACCGCCTTCATGAAGCTGCAAAATCTTCACGGCGTTAAGGCGGAGGCTGAGACCTGCGACCAGAGAAGCGGCATTCCAGAATCGCGAAACCTCGAACGCCACACGTCCCACGCTCCCTCCGCCAATGCGGATGGTCTTAGACGTGATTGGCTTACCCTTGGCGTCAAAGAGGGCAACCTTCTTCGTCC